GGAGTTTTCAAGTAACAGAACTTGATCTTCTCCCCACTTTGAATTGCTTGGTACTTATTATCTAGTTGTTTTTGTTTGGTCCAATAATTATAGAGAATGGCACCACGAACGTGAATTGGACATCCTTTATTGTACATATCTGCAGAAGATTTCCACTTATTGATATCAGAAACACTACGGGGGAAAGCAATGTCCTGTGGAGGCATTGAGAAAAACTCCTTACGACAACCTTCAATGTAATCAATCATCTCATCTTCCGTACCAGACATCAGAAGTTTGAAAGCATCTTTCAAAAACTTACGACATGGTGCAGGAGTTGAAGTTTTGATTGCCTCAATACCCATGATCTTTAGTTTGGGTTCATTATATCGGACACCCTCACTGTCCCAGACATTCAGGATGTAACGTTTCTTAGCAGTCCAGATGCCACGATCAGCGATATTCTCTCGCTTCATCTGCATCTTTTGGTCATAAGCATTTACGTAGTTGGCCAATTCTTGGTAAGAACGGTCAATATACGGCTCAAGTTCCACTTCACAGATCTTGTTAAGGAACGAAACAATGCCTTCAGTAGTTTTCTCTCTTCCCTTGTATACAGCTTCAACCAAAGGACCCATATGAAGATAAATGGAATCGGTGTCAGAAGCAATAACATAATCAACTCCTTCAGTCTTGAGGATCTTGTTCATCCTCTGGTTTATCTTATTCTCAATCCAACGGATAGAGACTTGACCAGAAAGCGTAATCGCTTCCGCATTGGCCAGTTTGTAGTAACGGAAATACTGATTACCGATTGCACCATAAGCAGAGTTGAGTGCAATCTTCTTAGCCATCTGGACATTGTTACACCTTGCGATTTCTTTAATCAGATCTGGGTTCTTGGTTTTCTCATACTCTTGTTTTGCCTTGAGCATCCGTTTCTTGAAGATGACACGTTCGTTGTACATCTTCTCCATCAGTTCTGGCAAGAATCCCTTCACATCCTTTCGGAACATCGCACCGTTTGCACACACAGCGTAATCACTGTACATCTCAAAAGTGAGTTCCTGATTCAGAAGTTTATCTACGGTTGCAGATGGATGCTTCTGTTCCAGCAACGTCTCTGGCGAGATGTTGTACTGCATAATGAGGTGAGGGTATAGGGAGTTGAGGTCAAAACTGACCACCCAGTCATAAACTCCAGGCTTAGGTTCTTTAACGTAAGCACCAGCATACTTCTCATCTTTCTGATTTCTTTCCTTTTGTGGAATTACAATCTTCTGTTTCTTGAGATAATTATAAATGATAGCGTCCCAGGTACGAACCTGATAGGCGATGTCACTGAAGTTCACCTTAGCATCATAAGCACGGGTGAAGCACAAGTCAATCAACTTAAGCTTATCCTCAAGTTTGTCAACCAGTTCCACGTCAACGATGTTATAGTCAACGAACTTATCCCACGCTTTAGTGTAGAACTCTCGGAAAGTATCGTACTCCGAGTGATCCAACTTACGAGCACCAAGTTCTACATTAGCGATGTGATCCAGTCGATAACTCTCTTGGTTAGGAGTTGCAGGGGATTTCTTATACAGGTCAAGGTAATCGATTACAGAGATACCTGCAAGTTCATATGAGATCTGCTTACGACCAGAAATAACAATATCATTCTTACGAACGATACCCCATGGAGAAAACTTCTTAGCAGTCTTTTCTCCCATAAGACGTTCCACACGACCCACAAGGTATGGAATATCGTACAGTTCACAGTTCCAACCAGTGATAACTTCTGGAGTATTGGATTGCCACCAATCCAAGAAGGTCATGATCAGTTCAGTTTCAGAACCACACTTAACGTACTTAAAGTTATCACGATCCGTATTTGCATACGGACGAGAACCAAAAGTAATAACTTGTTTTGTAGAGTAATCCTGAATAGTGATCAGAAGCAACTCTTCTGCACAGTTAAACACATCGGGGAATCCGCTTTCGGCTGCAACCTCAATGTCAATCGTGAAGAGTTTAATGCGGTTGGCATCAAACTTAATTTCATCCTCAGGATACTTTTCAGAGATATACTGGTGGACATACCTCTCATTCCCAAATACAGAAAATCCCTGAACAGAGGAATACTTGTCCAGGAATTCTCTACAATCTCGGATTGTACCAGGGTTTACGGGTTCTACATCAATGCCATCAAGAGTCTTCCATCCTGACTTTTTACTTTTACTGGGAACATAGAAAGTGGGATAGAACTCTTCCCTATTACTAAAGTGTCTTCCATTTTCATATCCCCTCACAAGGATATCGTTTCCAATCTGAAAGACGTTGGTGTAAAACCTCATGTTGTGGCAAGTTTCAAGTAGTAGTCAACAAGTTTTTTGTGTGGTTCGACAAGAGTAAGGATCTTGTCCGATGACAACATTATAACACGGTCATCAGTAAAATCAGCCAGCCATGGAACAAATCTTTCCTCAACTGGAGCATCCGTTTCATGTCGTCCAAGAATCTTATAAGGAGAAGTCAATCTACAGTTTGGTTCACCAAGTTCTGCAATCACTTCTTCAATCTGACTGATGATAACTTCATCGTTAGTCAGAATAATACACTGTACATTAATTTCCTGTTGTTCCATTCATCCTAGCCTCATAAGATTCTTTGACCATTTCAGTTGGTTCTACAATAGTAACTGCCCATGATGGATCAATGGAGATCCTCTTGTCTTTAGACAGTGGCATCCATGGGAAAAACTGAACACTATATCTAGGTTCCGACGATTCAGTACCTTCCATAAGCATTTCTGGTGCCTCAACTAACTTACATGTGAATGGATTAGTGAGTACAAGAAAAAGTACTTTATCGTTTTCATCCACCAATTCTTGCACGTCGGCAATAACTTCTTCGTTAGACTTTAAAAGAACTAGTTTGACAGACATAATATTTTTGAGCACACTTCATCATACCAATAAAAATAGGGGGCGTCAAGCCCCCCAATGCTTTACCAATAACCGTCTGACAGTATTCTCCTACAAATTCGTTTACATGTAGGCTGATCATCACTACATTCAATCAGACACTCATAATAATCGTTAATTAAGTCAAGTTCAGTTTCTAGATCATCAATTGTATCTTCAAAATGCCTCCACTCATCTAACTGATTATACGAGATTAGATTGTGCATACTACCTCCGAATTAAAGTGTACAGTGTACTCATAACAAATAGAGGTTTTGTTACATGGTTATCTCCAAAACATGCCAGCAATATACATGATCCCAAAGAGATTGTAAATCCGTATTTCTACTCATAAAAAAGAGGGGTGTTACTGGATTTTGCCAGTTACCCCTCGGCGCAGCGACGACGATATTCCTAATTATTTAGAACCAGTCTTTTCTAGCATGATGTTCTGGTACTACTTTACCTAGTTCAATCGTCAATAGCCCATCCTCAAAGGTTACGTTTCTCACTTCAGTATCATCAGAGAGTGTCCAACTGCGAGTGAAAGATCTTTGAGCAATGCCTCGATGGGCATAGGTGTTTTGGGATTCTCCATCTTCTCGTTGTCCTTCGATGAACAGTTTCCCAAATTCTGTATACACATGAACTTGATCCTTCTTAAATCCAGCAAGTGCAATTTCAAGTCTAGACTCTACATTACTTACCTGTACTAGATTATACGGAGGATAGTTCTGCGTTGTTTCATGCAAATCGAATAGACGATCAAAGTATCCGTCCATTCCAATAGCGTTACGATTGATCTGGTCCATAAGCTTACCAAGATCAGACGCTACATAGCGTTGAAGGTTACCCATTTATTTTAGCTCCTTTAAAAGCGAGTTTGTGTTTTGTGGACCCCGAAGGCATCCGTATATAATTATAAGAGCAGACATTAAAAAGGGGGTGTGGTTAACCCCCCAAGAATTATACGGTTTCCGCCTTCTTCTTTTTACCAATATTATATTTGGTTTCCAAAGTCCAGTCTCCTTTATCCTTATAAGAAAGAACCTTAATTTGATTTAAAGGAGCAACATCAGTAATCCCTTCTGGTTTGATAACTGAGATTAATCCCCAATCGCTTAGAAGATTGATGATACGGTTCCTACGTTGAACATCGTTCACAGTTAGGTTTGCATGTTTACCATCAAGAGCAAACAGTTCCTTAAAATGAACAATATAATACCTACCTTGTTTGTGCAAGATATGGCAAGATTGATAAATCTTCTTTTCCTTTCTCGAAGCAACTCCAATACGAGTCAGAGTCTCACGAACCTTTAGAAAATCGTCAGGTTCATTGAGAGTCACTTCAATCATTTGATCAGGTGACCAGTTAACTTCTGGTTCCGCAAATGCAGTCATTTTGTACCTCCAACATCAAGTCGCTTATTAATGTGATCGATTTGTTCTTTATTTAGAATCTTCAAAGCCTGCATAGCTTTCTCATTACTATAACCATAGTAAGATTTAACTGCATCAAGATCTTTGATTTTTTCTTTACGGAGCCAGGGAGAGAATCTCTTCCTTTTCCTAATGCTATTTAGATAAAAATCATATTGGAGTTTACTGGGAAGTTGATGATCCAGATTCATTTGATTAGCAAACAAAACTGTATCTACTTGACCAGACATGCATTTGTTAATAATAAAAGCAGGATATTCCTTCTCTTCTGCTCTTTCATTGAGAAGGTTTTCCTTAGTCATGTTAATGGAATTGAGCCAATCTTTAAGTTCAACTTTCATCTAATAATGTCAATTTCATCTGGGTTAGTGTTCCAAGTCTCTAACTTGGTACGAAGTCTAGAATCAGACCGTAGACTTTCGTATCGTTTTGAAGCTTTCTTTTTCCACCATTCAATGATGGATTCAACTTCAAACCTATCGTAGTTGTCTGCCTTCTTAAGAACTTCTTCCTTTCCCAGGATCACTTCTCTAGAATTTGAGAATCCGTAGGTTGACATATAAAATCTTTTTTGCTCAGTCAGATTTTTTGCACTTGCAATCGCAGTCTGGAACTCCGCAACCTTTTGAGAAGGTAAGCTTTTCTTGATGATTGAAATCATCTTTTGTTGGGTCTTCAACTTGCGACTCGATGCGTCTTCCTTGACTAGAGTCTTGTCGTTGTTCCTTGCTATGAACCATCGGTTTAAATCGTGGAAAATATTATCATGCAGAAGCGGTGTAAAATCGCTGTCAGTAAGTCCCTTGTACCTCATGTAGGGTTTGAGTCCATCATACTGAGAGGAGGACTTTGTAGACCCGTACAGAGAGGTAGTCTCAAAGAGACAAATGTCTGCATTATATTTTCTATTTAACTGTTCTCTAGCTGTATGTGAACAACAGAGTAGTGCTAACAACTTACCACCAAGATAATTAAATCCAAATGGTTGAGTGGGAACGATAACGAATCCCATGATAGCATGTCTATTAAACTTACTCAGTTCAGGTGTAGCACCCAACCATTCGTTTCTAGGTCTAGAATTAATAGTTGGAGATCCAAACCGAATGAATCCAATAGTCTTATTGGTGTTCATCTCTTGAACAATCCACTTCAGAGACTTGCCTGGAATGGATGTTTCAAAAGCATGAGACATTGTAATCTGCAGTCTTTCATTAAAGTATTCATTACTAAATCCTTTATTATCACCTGCAGTGAAGATACGAATATCCATATCTTCTGGATGCATATCAAAGTCGCTGAAGAGATCGTCTTCAGGGCCAAACCCAGGAATAGATTTGGGTTGTTGAGATATGCGATCTAATTTTACCGTGCGAAGATATTCATCGATCCTTCCCGTGTTTGAGAAATAATCGATGAACTTGTCTGCTGCATATATTGCGTCACTTGGTTCGAGTATCATTATCAGATCATACGATCAACTTTTTCTCATCTGGAGTAATAAGCTTACTACCAAATAGTTCATTATACTTCTTCTTAACATTAGAGTCAACATCAACCATATAGATCACATGCATACGAGATACTGGGACCTCAGGATTATCTTTATCAATTACAGTAGCCCATGGAGCAAATCCCACATTCTGAGGCTGTGGAATAACTACAAGAGGATTCTTTACAGTAATAGTGTTGTCATTTTGGGAAACAACTTCAGCAACGACTTCTTCGCCACTAGTAATGCGGATCAGTTTTACTTCAATCATGTTCTTCTACAAGTTCTAGGTCTTCAATACAATCAACAGTTACTTCATGTTCAGCGATACGATACCAGTGGTTATCAACTCCCAGTTTATCGGGATAGAATCCCAGGTATTCGATATCATCACAGTGATTCTCACGCATCCATGCCTGAAGGCGATGGTGCATCAGTTCGGCTTTACTAATCATTTGAATTCACACTCTACCATAATCTCAGTCAACGCCGCGAGGAGGTTGATCTCCTGGTCGGCCACAAATGCGATCTGATACTGATACTTAGCAATAATGAGGACAGCAGCAGCAATGCTAGGACCGTCAAGGGAGTCAAAAAGAGAATCGTAAAGACGACGCAGAAGTACACTAGGATCATTGTCCAAATTATTGACGACCCACTTACGTACTTCAGGAAACTGTTTCGCCTTAAGGTTCTTAATGAGATCATTAATACTTACATCAGAAAAGGTTGCAAGAATACCAGAGTCAATCTTCCCACTCACCAGTATCGTTGACACTCATTGAGAACACGACGCCAGTCAGGGAAATGTTTGTTGACTAGTTCGGCAAGTACTTTCGGATCTGCCTCAACACCCTCTGCCTCCAAAATTGTCCCAAGACGCTTGAAGAACTTTGCGGCGATTGCAGGTTTCTGTTTTCCGTTGATTCCAAACTCGACCACCGCACATCGGCTGTGGAGAGGTTCGATGATACGATTTTTGAAATTACAGGTGAAGATGAATCGACAGTTGTTATAAAATGTCTCAATATTCGCCCGTAGGAGGAGTTGTACATCGTGGGTGGTGTTGTCAGCCTCGTCAATAATGATGACTTTGTGCTTTGCGTCAGACGCAGAAAGAGAGACGGTCGAAGCAAAGTTCTTTGCCTGATTCCGCACCGTGTCAAGAAATCGTCCTTCATCGGATCCGTTAATTACATAATAGTCAACTCCCAGTTCATGACAGAGAGCTTTTGCTACCGTGGTCTTACCAATACCAGGAGGACCAGAGAGCAAGAGATTGGGAATCTCTCCTTTATCTAGGAAGTCTTTGAAAGTCTTCTTTGTTGAGTCAGGGAGAATACAATCTTCAATAGTTTTGGGTCGATACTTTTCTACCCAAAGAAATTCGTCACGCATAATTATTCTAGAGGTCGAACAAATTCATTACAAACAATATCAGTGGCATGTAGAACCATCTTCATATAGTCTACTGCCTTTTGGGGATCGGTATGATCACCACAGGTAAAAACGTCACAGACTGCCATACCCTTTTCTGGCCAAGTATGAATACTGATGTGAGACTCCGCAAGCATTGCCACACAAGTGACTCCTTGGGGTTCAAACTTGTGTGAATTCAGAGCAAGTAGAGTTGAGTTACACTGAACAGATGCGTGATAGATTACATCTCGTATGTAACTTTCATCATCAGTGAGAACAGAACTACACCCCTTAAGGGTAAAAAGAATGTGTCTCATCAATCATAGCCAATCTGGTTTACGGGATTCGTCACGAAGATAATTAGATGCAACCCAAGGTTTGGATGCGATATACATCTTGTAAGCAGTAAAAGTGTCAATGCTTGTGTCAAGTTTGTACTCATCTGGCATTGCACGAGTGAAGTTATCAGCCATACTATAACATGTTACAGCCTGTTTTACCATACGGTGAAACAATTTTTTGGCTTCAAAGAGAGTTTTTGCACATGAGTGTACTTTACCGTATCGGTGTTGATATTCACCAGCGAGAGCACAACCATGTTGAATCAACCAAGCAGTGTTATAGTGACTTTCAGCAGCCCACTTTGTACAAGGATGATTACGAAATGCACCCTTTCGGGTTTCATAAGGTTGACCATCCATACGGTAAAGATCACCCCAATTAAAATACCACTTGGAGTAAATGATGCTAAGCATCTGACAACTCTCAAGTGGCATCTTGACAATATGTTTGTCAGGGAGTGACCGAGCGGAAACGTAAGGATTCGGGTCAGTCACAAAGATGTTCATTCTTCCCAGGTAAGATCAGGTTCTAGAGCAATATAATAGGTCAGATCGTACTCAGAAGACTTAAACTCAGACAAAAGTTTACGAGAGATTTTGACATCATAAGTACCAGGAACAATCTTGATGTTCTCAACTTTGAAGTGAAGAGCAAAGTTGCTAGTAGTCTCACCAACCACGATAGAGAAATCGTTAGAAGTATCATTCTTACGATCATGAACCATCAGTTTGATTTCACCATCTTCACCAATGACAGAAAGATCAGTCAGGTGGTAAACAGATGCGGCTTTGAGAAGACGATCCAGCTGAGAACTCTTGAGATTAAACTCAACATCAACAGAAGGTAGAGTGATAGACTTCTCTGGAGGAGAAACAATCACACTAGGATCTGCAAAGAAGTACTTGGACTTCTGTTTACCTTCTTTCACTGTGACATAGCTATCACCATTGAAGACCAGATCAGGTTCTTGAAACAGGTTGAGGGAGTTCAGGAACTGACCAAGATCATAGACACCGAAGTCCTGAGGGAACTCTTCATCGATGTTTGCCTCTGCAAGAATGTTCTTCATCACACTAATGGTGCGAAGTTTCTTACCCTCCTTGAACAAGATAGACTGATTAATCGTAGAGAAGTTACGCAGAAGATTAACAGTGCGATCAGAAAGTTTCATAGGGGTTTTTGTTTGCATTATGAAGTCCAGCGAAGTGGTAGAGAAGGATACAATAGTGGATGGCTTTCAGAATGTCAAGTTTGGATTTGCCATCCTTCTTTCCAAACCGTGACAGATATTTAATAGCGTTGGATCGGGTGAAAGCTTCTGCATCACCGATACTTTCAATCAAGTCAAGAGTCTGAGTCTTAGACTCTTTCGATGTGTAATGAGCACGATAGGTTCCTGAGAGATAGTCACGAACCTCTTTGAGGGTTTTGTCCTCTTCGTACTGCCAGAAGTGAGGGGCTTTTTCTTCATCAACTTGTGAGGTTGGAAATTTAATCAGTTCCTTGGACGTAGAACCAGGCTTACGGCGAGTAACTGTCTTTCCCCCGTCAGGTGATTCATAAACCCATTCTTCTTTTTTAGTATCTGCAATCGGAGTATATTCAAAACCCCCATTAGCAGAAATAAAGTCCATGTCAGATGTATTCATATTAAAAGTAACTGTGTCTTTAGTGTAAGAGCCGTCACCATAGACATTCCAGTCTACGGGTGCAGCGGCTACAACGTCAGCATACGGATTGCCAATAAACTCTGTGCCGTCCTCATGCCAAAAATCTTGATTGGGGTTGTCTGGATGATAACGTCCTTCGGAGTTTACGCCTTCATAGTATTCTTCTTTTTGGGGTGGATAGTGTACGTCACCATGTCCATCCACAAATGGGTTTGGTCGATCGGGATCATTACGATCATAATCGTACCAATATTTTGAATGCTTGGTTTCGTCTTTCATATAAAGTTCATCATAAAGTAAAGACCAAGAGTTAACCATAACTGAAAAGGAAATCGTTTACAAGTGATTCGGACTTTTCTTCACCAAATTGATTGGCAAGGTATCCACTAACTGGATCTAGTTTCCTCATGTACTTGTCGAAATCAGAATAAGTTGAGGACATTTCAAGCCCACTAGGTTTCTTACATTCTAACATCTCCTTGTAGACAGTCAAGTATTTCCTGAACATGTCAAGATGATCATCAACCTCAGACATCGTACATTTAGCAACGTAGATGTTTTCCGAGAAATGATTTCCTGGTTCAAAGAACCTGAATGTACCATCTGCCTTGGGAAGATCGGGATGAGAGAACAGATAGTTCTCTACGGGATGTTGGAAGTCGAATACGATAATAACCTTCTTCTCAAAGAACCCCATCAGATCCATTCCGAAACAGGGTAGATTCTCACCCGTTTTTGGATAGATGATGTTGTTGTATATGGAGGATTTCTCGTTCCAAATATCGACCTCCCGTGA